AAGATTAATGAAAATATTTTTAATAAAATTATTTGTATTATTTGCTTTACTTTGGAGTACAAGTTGGCTATCATTTTTTATATATCATTTTTTATATATAAGTTAGGAGTAAAATGAAAAAACAATTATATGCTGATAATAAAAAGTTAGGAGTAACAAACATTACCAAATTATTTGGTAGGAGTGGAAGACTTCCCCCTAGAATTACTTTAAAATTGTTAGGATATTATAACTTTCATTATAGGAAAAACCTATAATAGATATAGATTGTAATTATATATAAAGTAGGAGTAAGATAGGAGTAAGATGAAAACTTATAATAGGCTATACAGATTGTTAGGTGGGACAGGAAACATACCGTTGATAAAATCAATGATGGGCATCCTATTAACCAAAGCTCTTGCGTATGTCGTTGTAACTTTGGGACTGTATAGTCTATTATAGGTTTTTCTTATAATAAATATAGATTGTAATTATATATAAAGTAGGAGTAAAGTAGGAGAATAAAATTATGGCTAAAAACAATATAGAATATGTAGGAGAAAATGAACCTTTAACAGAAAAGACTTTGGATATGTTTCATGATGTTTTATGTAAGTTAGCAAGTTTAGATACCAAAATATTATCTGACACTGATTACAGACAAATTGAAGATATCTACCAGTCTTTAGAATGGAAGTTTAGAAATGAGTAATATATACAATGAGTTATGCAAAGAACAAGTATATGAGGAGATAGTACAAAACTATATAGATAAAGGATATACAGAGGATCAGGCAAAAGCAAAAGCAGATGATTATTGTGAAAAGAATAAAGATTTTTGGATTAGAGGAGATTAATATGACTAAAAACTTATTTGGAAAATCAAGACCAAAAGAAAATCCTTATGCTACCTATAAGCTAGATGATTGGGAGTGGAGAGTATTAAAAACAAATCAAAGAAAAGATAAAGAGGATACCAATCCAAATGCTAGTTGGTTTGTTGCAGTTAGAACACCTATGACTTATGGCAGTTGGGATATGGGAGATACTTATATTAAGGATATTATGAAACATAATCCAGAACTAATACAAGCTACTGATGAGTGGAGAGAAACATATGAGTAAATGGAAAAGCACAAGTATAAAAATAAATTCTGCTACTGAAGAAATGGTAAAGTCTGCATTGAAAGATGGTTGGAACTTTGAAGTATTATCAGAAGGTGATATTCTTTGTAAAGAAAGTACAGACTTTAATGAGATTATGGAAGAGATACATTCAGTAGATGGTGTACTTGAAATACATATACATAAAGAAGGAGAGAAATCTGATTGGTGTAATATTATACTTCACAACGGCGAACCAGACTGTGAAATATCAGACTGTTATGTTGGTGGCTATATAGATAAATGGTGTGATAGAACAGAGTTTGGACAAAAGAATGTATAGTTGGAAGGATAAAAGAATAGACCGTTTAAATAAAGAGTTGACAAAGTTTAGAATAAGTTGTTATGATATGCCTCTGGATGAAACAAGATACTTTGATGAGTATCAGAGTATCTTGTCCTCGTCAGCAAAGAGTGAAGAAGAATATTTAAATAATAAGGAGAATAAAATTGAGTTCAGACACAATTAGGAGAGAAGAAGAATTACAAAAACTTACTAAAAGAGTTATAACAATATCAAATATTTTAGGAGAGTTGACAAAAGAAGTAAATAGTATTAATAAAATAACACAAGATCTTTTACAAAAAGAAATAAAAGACTTGCAAGAGTTAAATGAATTTGCTAAAACTTATGAAGAAGAAAATAAACAGGTAGCATAATGAAAAAATATATACACATAAACCAACACAAGATTCGTTCCAATCATAAGAACAATAAGAGAGAACCTGTGATTACTGTAAAGACATACAAGAGTAATACCTATGGTCATCAGGTGCAGATACTTGGAGAGTGTAAGGTTGTGTA